TCTGTGCGGTGCCGCGGCGCGGTTTTTGTATTTTGCCAGTTCCGCGTCCCAGTCGCTCTTATGCCGCACCGCCTGCGCCAGCTCCTCGCGCTCCAGTATCTGCGCCACCCGCAGCGCATATTTCAGTGCCGACCATATATCGCGCTGTATGTGCTTGCTTATCCGTTCTTCCTTTTGGGTCGTGCCGCTGGCCACCTTTTTCAGGTTCTGTATCTGCCCCACCAGTTCCCGGGTCTTTATGTAGGGATCTGCCAGCATGGCATCCATGCTGTCGTCCTTGATCCGGTGGTACTTCTTGTAGTTCTCCACGCCCTCGTTCACGTTAGAGCACAGCAGTTCCACATTCCGGTTCTCAAATTGCAGCTCCGCGTACCGCACCATCTCCGCGTCTGGATCTGTCACGCCCGCGCCGCCCGCCTTGATGGGATACAAACACGGCACGGCGTTCTCCTGTTCCAGCTCCGTAAAGCTAGCGTGGTTCCGCACGCACAGCGGCGCAAGGCCGTCACCAAGGTCCATCATCAGGTTCTCCACCACGCTGGTGCCGTACTGCCATGCGTCTATTGCCAGGTATGTCGCGGCCCCTCCGTCACAGCAAAAGCGGCTCCACACGTCCTTGATCCGCTGCGCCTGCATCATGCTCTTTACCGGTGGGTTCCAAACGTCCACATACACCACCTGCTTCAGGTAGCGGTCCCGCTTCAGCCAGTCCGTTTGACGTGTGCATTTCAGCACCACGCAGGCGCATTTTGCGTTCTTCTTGTCATCGGCGTAGGATACGTCGTACCCCACGATATAGATCACGTCCTCCGGCTTCAGTTTGTTGCCTATGTCGTAGGCGCAGTGCCGGTTCTCCGCGATCATCAGTTTGCGGCACTCTGTCAGCACCTCGTCCCGCACGATAGGATTGCTGTCCGCCCCGGTGTAGCGGCTTTCGAACTCGCGCATCCACTTTTCTGCCGTGCATTTCCGCTTTCTCTGCATCGCCCAGGCAAAGGGCCGCATCTGCTGCAGTATCACGCACTCCCATGAAATGTCATAGGCATAGGCGCTCTCGCCCGCCAGCATGGCTTTCATGTTCTCGCACCGCGTTTCGTAAGCGTGATTTTGCTTCCGCCCCGCGCTGGTGATGGCGTGGTCCTTATACGGAATGTAGTTGGGATCCGGCTTGCCGTTCACATTATGCGTCAGACGCACCGCCGGCAGCACCACCGTGGTATACTCATTGAAGTCAAACGCTGGGTTTTCCTCCTGTGCGTACTCCTCCGCTGTCACGTCATGCAGGTTGTCTCCTCGCATGGCAGATATGTAAAAGGCGCTCCCGCAGTCGGTCTCTATCTTAAAGTCGTCCTTGCTCTCCGCCGTCACCCGCCACTGTTTTGCCAGCGCCGGGTAGTCGTGCTCTATCTGGCGGAAGGTCTTGCTGCCTATTGTCGCCATTTGTTTGTATGCCGGGCCATAGTAGGCGCTCTGCGTCCCCGGCCACACCAACCCGTTTACCAGCGCATACTTGAACTTCGTGTTGGTCTTTGTCATGCCGCGGGTGCCCGTAAACGATGCCGAGGCTTTCCGGGCGTATACCCGCATCATCACCCGCTGCAGCAGTTCTTCATTCCCAAAGTCCGCCTCTGTGCTTCTGAATACATCGCACGCCTTATCCGGGTACCAGCGGAATACCCACATAATAAACGCCCAGAAGGCATCCTCATAGTTCTCGTATCTGCGCTCCTGCGTGGGCTTTTTTGTCACCCAGCCAAGACCGGCCACATACGCTTTACCCGTTCGCCTCGCCATCGGTGTTCACATCCTCTGCGTCCGCTTTCGGCTTACCCGGCTTTTTCTTCTTTTTCACCGGGCGCATCCGCACCAGCCCCAGCTTTTCGTAGGCTTCTTTCTCCGCCTCGTTTGGTTCCTCTGCAAACTCGCCCAGATTGTCCTCCAGTCGCATCTCGTCCGGCAGCTCTGTCAGCTCCGGCAGTCCGTCGTTCTGCCGCATCCGGTTCTCGTTTATCAGTATCATCTGGTCGGCAGCATCCCGCGTGTAGGGGTACTTGCACGGCCGGCCGAAGAATATACGGAATGCCTCGTCCGGTTCGCAGGGCTTCCCGTTTTTCAGCAGTCCCGCCCGCTCCAGCGCCACCACCATGTTGTCCAGCCGCAGGTCCTCCACCGGCTTCGTGTCCTTCTTCCGCAGGTTTTCCGATGCCAGATTCTCCTGTATCATACTGGATAGCTTCTTGGCCTTATCTATGGCGCCCATCTCCGCGGCGTCGTTCATCTGCTTTGTCCACTTCGCCACGTTCCGCAGGATCAGCTGCTGCTTGGCACTCACCGCCTGCTCCCCGCCAAAGTCGGCGCACAGCGCGTTGTAGATGCGGTCAAACTCGTTGTAGTCCTCGCTGGTGTAGGGCATTTTCCCCGTTCCCTCGCCCCAGTCGGCGGCCTGCCGCTTGGTGCCCTGCCTGCCGTCCCGTGCGCTTTTTTCCGCGCTCACCGCCTTGGTGAAGTTGCCGTTCTCCAGCCCCTCTCCGAATATCTTGGTGATGTCCGTCAGCCCGTCGAGAAAGCCCAGCTCTCCGCCTCCCGGCGTCCGGTCCAGTTTCTTTTTCGCCAGTTTATCGCAATAGGCGGTCCACTTGTTTTTGCTCCCGCTTGCCGGCAGCGCGTTCATGTCGAAGGGCTTGTTGAAGCGTATGCAGGCATAAAAATAAGCCAAACTCTCCCCCACCGCATCATTAAGCTGGTCGTAATACGCCTGCTGCTTTTCCGCGTCCATAGGTAAAAGTTCGGCCATCCTGCGCTCCTTTCGGATAGTAAAAATGGTACAAAAGAGAATTATCCACTCTCTCGTGTACCATTTTCGCAGGTTTTCACTTGTCTGATTCCCATATAAGGGAATGGCGCAAAAATTATTTTTCATCCCGCCCCAGCAGGTAGTCCGTCGTCACGTGGAAGTAGTCCGCCATCGCCTCCAGCGATGAGGCCAGCGGCTCCGCCGTCCCCTCCTCGTAGCGCTTTATGGTCTCCTTGCTCAGCCCGCACAGCTCTGACAGTACGCACCGCTTCAGCTGCGCTTTCTCCCGCAAATAGCGTATGCGCCCCGGCAGCACTTTGTTAGCCATCTCTGCTCATTCCTCCCGCCACCCCTTTCTCCACAGGTACGCGCTGCCCGCGACCAGAAACGCCATATCCGCTGCCACCACCACCATGCACAATACGCCCACGAGCGTTTTATATACGCCCGCCACCATCAGCAGCACCAGCACCGCCTGCAGCAGCAGCGCCAGCAGTATGTACACCACCGCCCAGCGCCGGTATTTTGCTCTCTTGTCCCTCATGTGCTCATCCTCCCGCCTTTCGCAGCACCCGCAGCGTCCCGCGCATCAGCGTCGCATCCTCCGCGCCCGGTATCCCCTCCGCCACCTTATACAGCGCCGGTTCCTCCTCTCGTGACACTTCTTTCCACTCTATCAACCCCGCCTTATCCGCCGCACAGCCCACAAGCGTAAGGTTGTCCATTTTGAAGCGCTCATTCTCTTGCCCACCGGCGAACTTCCAATAGCTGCACGTCAGTTCCTCCATCGTGTAGCTTTCCGCCGCGGCCACGGGCCGGGGCTGCACCTCGTCTATGACCACGCCGCCCAGGAGATGTATCAGCTTCCGCCTTAGTCTTTCAGTCCAGTTCAATGCTGCCCTCATTCCATCCCTCCGGCACGATAAATGCCCCTGTCTCCTTACACACCGCCGACCCGTCGTCCACTATGTCCTCCGGTTTCAGCTTCATCATCTCCGCCTTGTCCTCCGGCACGATCACGCCCAGGTCTGCCTTCTGCGTCAGCAGCTGCACATCCAGGTCCCTGCCCGTCACCAGCACCTGCGCCATGCCCTTCTGCGCGTACCCTATGGCCGGGGACAGGCGCACCGTCCGGCTCTCCTCATAGGCTTGCAGCCTTACGTAGTTAGCCACCGCGCTGGTGTATGCTCCCACGTTCATGCTGCTTTCCGCGGCCACGTCCAGCACCTTCCGGTAGTGCTTCGGGTCTCCCTCTTTTTTCAGCATATCTATGGTGTAGCGTATGCACCTCTCCACGCCGTGCCAGTCGTTCATGCCGAACTTCTCCGCCACCTTGTCGTACACGCCGCCCTTCTTCGTCCACTGTATCGGTCTTTCCACGGTGCCCTCCAGCACCAGCCGTACCGCCTCCACCGTGTAGTCGAAGCCCGCCAGGTCCTCCCTCACTCCCATCGTCCGCAGCGCCTTTATGGCGTATGCCTCATATTTGCTGATGGTTTTCATGTGTTATCTCTCCTTTTCCGGTTTCTCTTCGTAGTATTCTGCCAGCACCAGTTCTTCGTCCCGTATCTGGCAGTGTATGATGCCGCACTTCCGGCACTTCCGGCTCCGCAGATCGAGCCATGCGTCCTCCTGCACCGTTTCGCCCCACTCATGGCTGCAGCCGTACACTTTTTTCAGGAACTCCTCGTACTCGCTTCCCAGTGCGTCCTTGCTGCCCACAAAGCGGTCATATTCCTCCAGTTCCTCCGGTGCCACGCTCTCCCGCGATGGCAGGATCCTTTTCAGCAGTTCAAACGGCGCGTACAGTTTCGTCTTTGGCGCATAGTTATTTTTGGTCTCCACGCCGCCTGTTCAGTTCCTTTCCGCACATGATCTGCACGTCCCTTGTCCACGCGCACAGGTGCTTATACCGGCACTCCTCCGGGCACCGTGTCGTCCCTGCGCAGCCAATATACTGGTGCATCTTCACCCGCATGGCCGTCACCACGCCGTTCCACCTCTCCAGCTCCGTGTCTCCCCATTTTGCGGGGTCAAACGTGAGCATAGTTTCCGCCTCCCGCCGCGTGCCACATGGGCGGCTTGTACGACGTGCCGCACTTGCTGCACGTTATCCAGTTCTCCCCCGGGTTCTGCGCGTCCGGGTATCGTACAGGGTTCTGGCTATCCGGCGTTCCACACATCGGGCAGCATATCCCACATCCCTTCGCGTATTTCAGCGTGATCTCCGCCATCGCTCCGTACCTCCTCAATAATCCGTGACTACGACCGGCAGCCGCCTGAATGGGTCAAACACCACCTTGTCAACCTCGAATGGCTTTACATCGTCGTACAGCTGACCGAACCTCTTAATTGCCTGCTTCTTTGTCCAGCAGAAGCAGTATGCTACATCGTCTGTAAATTCGTGGTCCTCCATTTGTGCAGCGCGGGTGAATATCCAGCAGAACATTACTCCGCCCCCTCTTTTCTCTCGCCGTAGGAGCAGAAGTCATCCGGCTCTACACACACCGCCTCGCCGGAATACCCGCGGGCATTTGACTTTGGCTCCGTATGTAGGTAACACAAACCGTTTGGGTAGTTGCGATAGTGCTTGCAGTCCTTGCAGCGCACCACACGGGTAGCATAGCTGGATAGTCGGCTCAATGCGCACTCACATTTGAAGCAAAGTTCTTCGTGTGGATTGGTTTTGGCAAACCACTCACCACAGACTTTACAAGCAGGCATCGTCTACACCTCCGTCCATCTTCGCGGAGTTCTCCACAAAGTTGCAAACTCTGGCCGCACAAGTGAGGCACAGTTGTTTCTCCGCAGAAAATGGTGTCTTAAAATTCACAACGCCATAGTGGTTGAAATCCAAATTCACGCCGTCAACCTCATAGTCAATCTCGCGCCCACACATATCACAGAACACTTTAACCATCAACTATTCCTCCCGTCCATCTTGGCTCCTCCGCTGCTTTAGTTCCTCCAAAAAGCCGAGTAACTCCTCATGGTTTCGTTTACATTCCAGACATTCGAAATCATGATTATTTATAAGTTCCTTGAGATGGGAGATTGCTTCTTCAAGATCCATTTATTTCGCCTCCTGTTCTGTCTTTGCTCCGCAGTTGGGGCAGTAGTTAGATTTTACGGCGGTTCCCCGTCCACAGAGACCGCATCTGTAAGTAGTACGCGTAACCGCTACCGCACGAGACGACGTCCACCTCCAATAAGATGATGGCTCTTTTTCCCACCACCCACGCACCACCGGGGCAACATCAGCGGCAGGGATCTCGTCCAAAAGTTGTTCTGCGGCATATGCGTATTCAATATGCAACAGACGCTTCGCCTTTTCCCTGTCAATGTATTCAGCCATTGTCGTTCTCCTCTCCAACTTTTCTGTGTGGCGCTCCCGGAACCCATACCTGCTCACGGCAGGCGTAACATATTCCGTCCTCTTTCCACTCTCCATGACCATATTTGCAGTCGCCACACATCGGCATAGCCGTTATCTTCCTACCACAATATGGGCAATAGTTCGTGATTTCTCTCGCATTCGTCCCTTGACCACGCCGGTATCTGGCGAACGGCATCCACATTCCACAGCCAGTACACTGCGGAGTATCTGCCTCATATACTCTCCATTTAGCCATTGCAGTTTCTCCTTATCTCACGTTCTATGATGCCCAGCGGCGTGTGCTCTCGTATCCATGTACACCCATTCCCGACTCTCCGCTGTGCCCATCGGCTTCTTCTTCGGCGGCAAGTCTCCGTTCTTCGCGGCGACGGCAGTGGGGTTGTGCTTGTGCTCTCCCATCACTCCGCCCCTCCGGCCATTCGTGCCCCACATCCGGGGCAATAATCCGACAAAACGTATTCATCGTTGCAGCTATACACCGCCTCATAACCACACTTCGAGCAAGCGTAGCCGCCGATTGGATCGCGCCCTGCAAGCGCGGGGTCCCACCCGGTTATCTCGCTCTCGTATACCGGAAGCCACCCCGCCTGCGGCGTTTCCTCTCCATCCGACTTTCCGCCCCCAGCAAAGCCACGCACCGCGTCCAATACAGCCTTTTCGATGACCGCCTGTATGCTCACTTTGTTCTCGCACACCACAGGCATCTCATCCAAAGATTTGTTATAGTACGTTGCCTTGCGTACCTTCCATTTGCCGTCCCAGAAGTCAACGGAATAGCCAGTGCTTTTCGCCGCTTCCATTTTTGCCGATCTTGCCGCGCCGGTTTTTACGAAGTAGCTTTCCCGCGTCACCCACGGATTTTTGTATATCTTCATGCCGAACCATCCATCTTTGCGCCACAGTGTGGGCAGTAGTCCGTCTTGGCCGCGAACCATATCTCACAGGCGGAGCAATACTGAATATCTCCCGCGACCTCACTATGGAACGGCACCCATCGTCCATGAACTCCTCCCGTTTCATGCTTCAGTTCGTCATACAGGTCACTAAACTTCTTGTTCCAATGCTTCAGCCAGACAAGGACCTGAATGCCTATCACGATCCACAGCCCGCTGGCAATGTTTTGCAACAAATTTTCCATCACTCCACCTCATCATCCGCATATCTCTGATACCACAATGGCAATTATTGCCGCTACGTAAACCGCGACAAAAACTGCAAAGACAGTGCAGCTCCGCTTCTTATACATCGTGTGTATGGCGGTAATAAGCAGCGCAATACAGTACACGCCGAGCAAGGCATATAACCAGCCCACTACTGCACCACCTTCCCCCAGAACTTACGTCGGCATTCATAGCAGTTCGTTCCACGACAAGCAGCTATGAGTTTGTTAAACTCTTCACCTCTGCATAACTGTTTAGGGCAAATGATAACATTACCCTTTTTGTCAAGTTGTGTATCTGGCCACTGTTCCAAAAACACACTCTGTCTTGTTTTACGAGGATGCTCAGCAGCCCATTCTTCGACGATGGTCACAATGTTGTCATCATCAACCATCCCCTCCAATGCACTACACTCGCAGTCTTTTGCGGGGCATTGATAGCAGTCCCCGGCATGGTGGTAAAAGCGGCACATTCGGTCGCGTTCTTTGATAAACTTCACAGCATCCATTTACTTCTCCTCCACTTCGTTCCCCCAGCAGTCCCAGCCGTCCGCCTGTTGGCGGGCAAACAGTTCAATGCGGGGTATATCTCCAAACAATTCCATGATGAGGGTTCTGACGCAATCGGGCTTCTTGCTGTGTTCTGTTCTTTCGGCTTCTACTAACTGGCGTACAGAATTGGATCGTTTGTTCTTGAGCATCCCGCCCCTCGTCCCAAGCAGGCAAAGTTCGCAATTCTTCATTGTCCATGCCCCAAGCGTAGACACTTGCTTGCCGTTCTTGGTCTTTTTTGACCAGACGAAAGCCACTGTCACATACTTGAACCCCCATGCTTTCATAAGTCGTATAGCCTCCTCAAGGTGCGCGTCCGTAGACCACATAAACAGTGCTGCGTCTTTCTCCGCAATGCGTTTAACGTCCCAAGTCTCCATGACGGAAGCCTTTTCTGTCCCATATACCGTTTCAAGAGGTCTAAACCTGTTTCCATTGTATCGCTGCACCTCTTTGCTGCTGAACTGCCACGGCGGATCGGCATAAATAACGTTATATTTCTTGTCGGTAGTAAAAATATCCACCACTGCCATCACATTTCCCTCCATCTGCACCCGTAACAGGCGCCCTCGTGTGCGTATTTGTACTTCCCGCAGTATTGGCATAGCTCGTTGTTCATGGTGTGCAATTCTTCTTTAAGCCGCAAAACCTTGTCTGTTTTCGACACAGCCATGTCAAGCAATTCCTTGATGTCTCCCGGCGTCAGCCCTGTGTCCTCGTAGGCAGCAACGCGGTCTTGCAGCACACAGATCCACTCTTGTTCCGTGTATTTCTCCTCGTAATCTGACGCCATAAGAACCTCACCAGTTCTAAGTCGCTGTGTCAGTCGTTCCATCAGCTCGTCTCCTTCTCCCACCGGATTTTCATTTGTGCCGGGTATAGGTCAACCTCCGGTCTGCGCTTACCCGTCCAACGCAAGCCGCCAGCCTGCCCCACGCATTTCCACCCGCTGGCTTTCAGGCTTGTGCCACTTTCGCTGTCCAGTATGTAGGTCACAAGTCGTTTGTAGCCCATCGCCCGTGCCGCCCTCCAAGCGGCAGCGTATAGCATAGAGCAGGCGTTGTGGGTGCCGTCTGTGCATAGCCGGTTGACCTCCAGCGTCCATCCGTCGTCCAGATGTCGGCTCACCGGTCTGCCCACAATGGCAACGCCCACGATTTCCTTTCCGTCCGTGCAGCCGATGGAGAACTTGTGTCCCACCACTGGCTTATGATGCCGGTGGTGCTGCTCCACAAAGGCGTTCGCCTCCTTGAGCGTCATCGGGCAAACCTCAAGGCTCATTTCTGCTCCTCCTTCACCGCAACAGCCTTTGCCAGCTGTGCCATGCCCTGCTTCATATCCTCTATCTGCTTATCCCGCCGCGCAATGGCGTCCTTCAGGCTGTCGTTGGCTTTCATCAGCGCCTCTATGTGCCGCTGCTGGTTCTCGATCAGGTCAGCGGCGGTGTGTGTTAGTCTAATTTGGCACTCTGCGTTAGCACGCAGCGGACACGGCTTGCACTCGTTAACATCGCAGTTCCCACAGCACCGCAGCGCGGTCACGATCTCATCTCTTGTCATGTCATTCCTCCTCCGAAAAATGCTTTTTCGTTACGGCGATAGGAAACTGCTCGATCTCGCTTGCCCACCGCGCCGTGCCTTTCCCGTGTATCCGTTCCCAGATCAGCGGGAAACCTGCGATGCCATCAAATAAACTCCCCAGCGTCGCGCCCTCCGGCAGATACCGCGCCATACGCCGCAGCATCCAGTCCCAGAAGGGCAGGGCGATGGAGTTGCCCAGCGCCTTGTACCGTGGGCTGTCCGCACTTCCTTTCACTTTTATTTCGCGCCCGCGTTTATCTGTTTTAACCCAATCTCCAATATCCGTCCATCCGTCCGGGAAACCTTGCAGCCGTTCGCACTCCATCGGCGTCAATCGGCGCACCACCATGTGTGTGATGGCAAGGTCTGTGCTGTCCTTAAAGTCCCGTTGCTTGCAACTGCTTGCAACCTCGGCGGCGCGGTAATCTCCAAACCCATTCATCTGGTATGTCAGCGGCACTTGATTGCCGCCTGTCCCCATCCTCGCCTGCAACGCCGGGACCTGCTCCCCGCACTCGCGGATGACGTCACAGGCGTGTGTCATGTCCAGCGCCACCACTGCGGGCTTATTCCCGCCGCACTCGGCGTTCAGCGTGGGGGATGTTTCTTCCTCGTATCCGATACTGTGCGCCTTTTCGCTGTTACCCAATTTGAACCCGGCACACAATACGCTGTCCCGCGCCATACCGCCGTTCTCATTGGCATTCAAACTGTGCCATGCGCCATCCTGATCGTACACCCTTGTACTTTGCGCGTCCCAAGGATTCATACACGCAACCTCCGCGCACACAGCAGGTCTGTCGATTGTGTTCAGCGTGTAGCTCTCGTCCGCTTTCCAGCCTTTTCCGTTACATCCGGCGGTATCGGCGCGGTCAATGCAGTTACCTTGCAGACAGAAAATCGTCTGGTCGTTGCCCGTGCCCAGCGTCCCGCTTTTCTCCGTCTGCACTAACGCGCCTTTTCCTCCGCCGTCACAGCCCCCCCTGATGCGGACTGCATAAGAAGCACCTGCTTCAGCAGCTTCGGCAGGTCCTTCCCCCGACGCTCCGCTCTCCGCAATATCCCTTGGCAGGCTTTCGCCGTCAAATTGTATTTCGGATGCGGTGTCTCCTCCAAAATCTGCGACAACCGAGATACGACGACGGCGTTGGGGCACTCCCCAGTGTTGCGCGTCGTGAGTTCGCCACACCACGCTCCATCGTCCTCCCATTTCATCGTGATACCCTCCCCAGGTAGGCCAACCCTTTTCAGGCACTTCAATACCGGGGGCTTCCGGCTCGACGATTTTGATGATCTCTTCGAGCACGGCTGCGAAGTCTTTTCCTTTGTTGCTGCTAAAGGCTCCGACCACGTTTTCCCACACGAGATACCGAGGTCTAACCATGTCACCTGTCCGTCCATTCCTTTTGTCCGCCTCCCTCATTTCTTTTACGACGCGTACCTGCTCCATAAACAGGCCGCTTCGCGCTCCCGCCAAACCGGCGCGTTTCCCAGCGATGGATAGATCCTGGCTAACAAGGTGAACCACCTGTAATACACCAAACGGGTTCAATCTCTGCCCCATTTATTTTCGTAATATCGCCTAAATGTTTCACCTAAATCACCTCCTAATCTCCAAACACAACGCCGCACTCGTCCTTCAGCACGTCCTTGATGTGCTTCCGCTCGATGCGGCCTTCGTTTATCTCCTCCGCCAGCTTCTCCAGGCACTCATACAGATACGCGATGCTCTGCGTGTCCCGGCTGTCCGCTGTCTCCTCCTGGACGTGCCAGCCGCATTTGTCCATCAGCACCATTGCCACCATGTCCATGTTCTCCCGTGTGCCTTGCAGCTTGCCACGCATAAAGATGCGGTCGTCCCTGCTCAAATGCTGTTTACCCATTCCCGTCGTCCTCCGAAATGTGCACCACCTCATAGCACCCGAACCGTCCGCCGTTTCGATACGCCTTGCATATCGCGCTTCGTGTGCTGGCGTAGGACCGCCCGGAACGCCGCGCCAGCTCCGCTGTGGTGGTGCCCCACCAGCGGGGCAGGCGATATTTGTCCCGCGACACGATCATATACACCGTCGTCATAGAGCCTTACACCTCCCCGCACCGGCGCAGGCGCAGGCTGTCTGCCAGCTCCCGAGCTGACTGCTTCCGCTTGCGCTTCCGGTCCCGCGCCTGCTCCCAGCAGTTGCGGCACTCCGGGTACGGGCAGTTCATGCACGTGTCTATGCGCTCCTGCGGCTCATGCTGGCTGTCCTCCACCGCGCCGCTCAAAAATCGTCCTGTTTCTCCGCAATGTTCCTGCCGCCGGCTCTCCGCCGCGGCATCCACCGTCAGCCACGGTGCCTTGGCGCTGCCCAGGCTCCGCATAAATGCGCCGACGCTCATCGTTCCCTGCATTGCGTACATGATGTTCTAAACCTCCCTCACCGTGATGCCGTGGAAATACAGCATCATCTTCCTTTTCATCACAAATAGTCTGTATGCGGCGCTGCTGGTGTCGCGGAAGCCCTTGCTGTCCTCCACCACCGTCTCGCCGCCCTGCTCGTATACGAAGTCGGCCACGTACTCTATGCCTTTCTCCTTCGTACCGTCCTTGTGTACCTGCTTCGGTATCAATTCGTACTTTACCTGCGTCCGCAGACCGGATATTTCACCGGCTCTCTGCATCAGCCAAAGGTCCATGTACCGCCGCGCCTCCCGCTTGCTGTCGAAGTGCATCAGCGTGCCGTCCGGCATGGTCAAGTCCACTTTCTCGGCGTGGAGCTTGTTGCCTTTCTTCGGCTTTTTGGCCTTTTCCGTCTCCTGTGCTTCTTTCTGTGCCGCCTGCTGCGCCTGTACTTTTTGCAATATCTGCGCCTGAGCCTTCTGCCCGAAGCGGCCTATGTCCTCCATTGTCAGTCCCATGCGCTTCAGTCCTCATCCGCCGTGCCCATTTCCAGGCGCCGCCTCCGTGGCCGCTGGTGGAACTTGTCGGTCGGCTCATCGTTGTCTGTCCGATAGCTCATTTCCGTAAAGGTCATCTTCGACCCGTCGAAATAAAAATTCACGTCTCCTGTGCGGCCCCTTCGGTTCTTTGCCACCGTGCAGCCCACCTGTGTGTCGTCCCCCGGGTCCGTTTTCCATAGGAATATGACCTTCACCGCGTTCTGCTCCAGCTCGCCGCTGTCGCGCAGAGAGTTCAGCTTCGGCTTGTCCGTTTCGTTCACCGTGCGGCTCAGCTGCGCCGCCGCCACAATGGGTATCTCCAGCTCCGACGCCAGCAGCTTCAGCTCACGGCTTATGCCGCCCAGCTCCAGGTTGCGGTTCTCGGCTTTTTTGTCCTTTTCGCCGATCATCAATCCCAGATAGTCCACCACGATCATTTTCAGGTCGTCTATGCCCAGCGCCAGTTCCCGTATGCGGCTCACCGTCACATCCGGGCCGTCGTAGAAGTACACCGGCAGCCGGCTCTCCCAGCTTGCCGCCTCAGCCACGCTGGCCCACAGGTCCTCATCCTCCGGCATCCCGTCAATGAGCTGGTCCATCGTCACGCCGTCTGCCCGCTTGGCCAGCAGTCTCTCGCCCACCTCTCCGGCCAGCATCTCCGCCGTGATGTGCAGCACCGTCTTGCCCTTCATGGCGGCGGCTTCCGTCATCTCCATGCACATGGCGCTCTTTCCGCAGCCCGGTCTCGCTCCCACAAGGATCAGCTGTCCCGGCCACAGCCCTTTCAGCGTCGCGTCCAGCAGGGGGAAACCTGTGTCTATCCGCCCCTCCTTTTTGCCGCTGATGCTGCTCATGGCCTCGCTCATGGCGTCCGACATGGTTTTCAGCCGTCCGCCCCGGCGTGAGCGCATCTTCTGGTGGCATATCGCCGCCACACCCGCCTGCGGATCCTCGTCCGTGGCCAGCGCCTCCATCACAGCCTTGGTGAAGCGGCGCTTCTCCGCCTTCTTCCGCACGATCCCGGCGTATTCCAGCACGTTGGCGCTGGTGGGAGTGATCTCCATGCACTGCAGCAGGTAGTTGCGCGTTTCGCTGCTGTACAGACCCTCCCGCTCCAATTCGCTGGCCACGGTCAATCCATCTATGGGCTTCGCCGCCACGTGCATCCGCCGTATGGCGGTAAATACCTCCTGGTTGGTGTTGATGTAGAAGTCGTCAGCCTCCACCGCGTTCAGCACGTCCTTTACGCACGCCGCGTCAATCAGCATTGAGCCGATCACCGCCCGTTCCGCGTCCCCGGAGTAGTCCTGCTGCCACAGTGCTACCTCCGCCGCCGGCGCTTTCTCGATCACGCCTATTTCCATGTGTTCTTCACTCCTTCACCGCGCCCTGCTCCTTCACCATGTCGGCAAATATCTCGTTGAAATACCGCTTCATGTCATAGGTGCTCTGCACTTTCTTCCCCCACCACTGGCTGTTCAGTGCGAAGTACAGCACGTTGTCTATCGTGTCCCACGCCACGCCGTTCTGCTCGTGCAGTTCATTCAGCACCACGGCCTGCTTCTGCATTTCCGCCTCCGTGGGCTGCGCCCTGCCTGGATTGTCCCGGGCCTTCTCCTGCGCCAGGTACTGCGCGATCTGATAGGCTTCGCTGGCGTGGTCAACAGTGGGAGCGTCGTTTTCAGGGATGAACTCCTGCGTGTAGTTGCCCTCCAAGGTTTTCTGGAAGTTGTCCGGGCTGGTAATGAGCCAGTCGAAGCTGGCCACGAACCCCCGCTTATTCTTCCCCTTCAGGAACGGGCTGTTCTTCACGTTCTCAATGGCTTTCAGCACACCGTCCACGCCGTTTTCCCGGATACGGGCTTTCAGCGACCGTCCCCGCTTGGTCTCCGCCGTTACCTTCATCACCTGTGTCAATCCGGTGTCGTTCCACGCTGCCACGATGCGTCGGACATCACTTGTCCGACACACAGGCTCTTTAGAGCCTGTATATATCTCTGGCTCTATCTCTGACTCTGACTCTATCTCTGACTCTCCGTAACCGATTTCGCACGGTGTTGTAACATCGTTACGCTCCGGCGCAGGCAAAGCCTTGCTTTTCCGTGCCCGATAGTCCCGCATTCGCTGGGCCGCGGCGCCTTCGCTTCCCACATTTTTCACCGCGTAGGGCAGGAAAACCTCCGTCAGGTCACTGGATGCCTCTGCCAGCCCGCAGGAGAGCAGATATTGAAGCGTGACCGCTACATTTGCCGGATCCTCGTCCAGGTCTAAGGCCAGTTCATCGGCGAATTTTTCCTCCAGCCCCGACCATTTCAAGGTGCCGCCGTGCTTCATCGCCATGAGCTGCATTTTCAGGTAGATGATGACGTAGGTATCTCCACCGGCTATCTTCCGCAGTTTCTTGATGCGCTTCGAGGTAAAGAAGTCGTCGTACAGTTTCAGCCAGAAATATCGCTTTTCTTCCGCCACGTGAATCACTCCTCCCTCAAATGCCCAGGTCGTAGTCCTCGTCCGCGCCGGCCCGGTCCCAGGGCAGCGGCTCGTCATCCTCTATCTCGTGCAGTGTCGCCGCGCTTTGGGGCGCGGCGTTCAGCGTCCCGCTGGGCTTCCCGGTGGGGGTCTCTCCCGTGCACAGCTTTTCCAGCTGCGGCAGCAGATCCGCCAGCCGTAGGAATACCTCCACCGGCACCTGCAGCAGCGTTTCCAGCGCTCCCAAAGGGATCACATGGTCTGCGCGAAGCTCGCTCCACACCTTTGCCTCGCCGTCCTTGGTGGTGTACGGTTTCTGCCGCCATGTGCCCACCACGCATACTGCATCGCCCTTTTCCAGGCACGCGCTCAGCTTTGTGGCGGCGTTGTCACCCACGGCGCACACGTTCATAAACTGCTTGCTGTCGTAGCCCATGCCGAACTCCACCTTCGGCAGGTTGTTCTTGGGTATCGCGCCTATCCGGGGATCTCGGCTGACGGAGCCGGTACAGATCATGTACTGGCTTCCGTCAGCCTGGCCCTCTCCGTCCAGACGCTTCCGAACGAATAGAGGCATTACTTCTCGCCCTCCCCGAAGAACCCTGCGGAGTAGTCCTTCGCCTCCGTCTTGCCCTCTGTGGGACTCTGTGTGCGTTTGCGGGACGGGGCGGTGTCGTTACCCTTCTTCGGCTCTGCGGCGCTCTCAGAGGGTGCTGTGGGACTGGTGGCGGCTGTTTCCGACTCTGCGGCAGGGGCATCATCCTCTACCACATGTCCAGTGGTGGGGATGACCGGATCGGTCTCCGCGCCGTCCCCAGTGGCCACCACGGTATCGTCGCTGTCCTCGTTGAAGTAACTGCGTACCTCGTTGCTCAGCGGGGCATAGCCGCTGTTCAGCAGCTGGCGCATCATGGTCTTGCGGCACATCTTGTCCTGTCCGCCGTTCACGTCGTACCAGGGTGTACCGTTCAGCAGTTTGGTCTGCTCCTTGGCATCCAGTTCGCCCTTGATAAGTGCGTTATACTTATCCAGTTTGAAGGCCGGAGAATACCGGTCCGCGTGCTTGAGCAGTTTGTCCATGCTCCAATACTCGTAGCGGAACGTTCCGTCCTTCAGCTCGAAGTAGGCGTAGTAGCCGATGACCTTGTGGCTCTCGCGCTCCTCGTCTGTGTCGTACTTGGCCAGGTTGATGACCGACTTGCCCGTGCGGCGGGAGCGCCCTTCCAGTTCGCCCTCGCGCACCTCCACACAGTCGATGTCCGCGTAGTAGCCTGTGGACATGGCCAGCTGTATGTAGCCCTTGTACGACATCAGGTAGGTCGCCACACTGCCGTAGGGCACGATGTAGTAGCCGTGTCCGTAGATTAGGCCCATGCCCTCGCCACGCAGGCCGGCGGCAATGATGGTGCCGGGGTCGCAGGCTTTCAGCGCCTCGCTGGCGCTCACCGCGCCGATCAGGGTGCTGGTAAACCGCGCCGCCATCTTGTCGTTCTTCAGCGCACGCGAGATCATCTGCTGGGTGTTGGGCGCCGTGATCGCCATGCTGAATGTGGGCTTCTTGGCCTGCGCCATCTGCGTAAAGCCCGTCTGATTCTGCGTTTTCATGTTCCTTCTCCTCCCTTACTCCTGCGGCACACGCCCATAGCGGATGCCCTTAGTCCTCATGTACACACGCAGCTCGTCCAACTGCGCCGCCGTACCGAATACGCGGAAATCCACGGTGTAGGTAGGTTCCGGCTCAGACACGGCACGCTCAAATGCTTCGCGCTCCACGGTGGCGATGACCTGTCCGACTTCACTGTGTTCTTCAATTACAGCGTCACCGGCGGACGCCATGCGGACAGCAGCACAGGCGGCTTTCTGCTCCTCGTACTTCGCCGCGGCCTCCGCTTCCTTGCGCTTTCGCTCTTCCTCGGCTGCCTTCATGCGGCCCAGTGTCTCGTTCTTCACCAGCACCGCGCTGATGTTCCGGGTGCGGGTGTACTCGTCCAGCAGCGTGGTCTCGAACTCGCTGTGCAGCGCACGAATGGCGTTCAGATCGGCGCGGCAGCGGTCAATGGCGGCGTTTATGTCCATCTGTGCCGTGCTCTCGGCATAGGTGGCGTTCAGCCACTTGGGATTAAAGCAGTCGTCAAAGGTCAGCCACTCCGCCATGTCGCCCACCACCTGAGCGAAATATTCAGCAAGGCGATTTTTCTTCTCCTGCTCCGCCGCCTCCTCCATCGCCTTGATCTGCACGTCCAGCGCACCCGCGGTCTCCTCGCACAGGGCGGTCAGCTCCTTACACTTGGTCTCAAAGCTGCTGTACGCCTCCAGTGCCGCCGCCTTTGCCATCTTGCGGCTCTCGTCGATGTGGTCCCGGATCTTCCTCACCGCCGCGCGATATTGCTTCGCCTGCGCCGTGCTCTCCGGTGTCACCGCCATCGTCCGCAGGGGCTCCAGGTTCTCCGTCAGCCACGCCTTTGTTTCCTCGAAGTTAGCCCCGATCTGAAACTGCCGAAGCGGAGCCAGGTCTGTGGTGATGCGAAATTCCGCCGCTCTCATGCCCTCACCTCCGCGTCGTACTTGGTGATGTGTTTCACCCTGTCCGCCCACGCCGGGTCAATGGCGCTCTCCGGCAGGTCCACCTCTGTGATGATGGCCTTCTTCTCCGTGCCATCGCCCCCGGGGACAAGCACCTTGTCGCCGGGGTGCAGCGGCAGGTCGGTGAGAAAGGTGTACGCCTGTCCGCCGTAGCCGTTCAGCTTCGGCTTGTGATACATCGCCTTTACGATCATCCCTGCTCACCCTCCTTCTTCGCATCGGCAGCGCCCTCTCCGGGCCGCGCTTCTGCGCTCGCGTCTACGATCTTTCCCAGAACGCCAAGCTTGACCAGCGTGTAGGCCATACACACGGCTTTGTTGTCGCGGAGGTTCTTTTCCACGGAATTGTCAACGCCGGCCAGGCAATGTGCAAAGTCCGCAGCGGTCATATTTTCTCCCCGCGTCACAGTTTGGAAATCCATCCCCTCCTCCGTCTTGCGTCCGAAGCACATCATGGCAAAGTTCAGGTCTGTTTCCTCGCGCAGTACCTCGCCGGTCTCGGCGTTGGTCATCGTCAGTTTCAGTTTCATCACTTGCCCTCCTTCTTGGCCGTGCGCTTGCCGCCCTTCTTGGGGGCGGACTTCTTCTTTGCGGTGGCTTCCTTCTCCGCCTGTTCCGCAGCCAATGCCGCGTCATCCTCCGCCATCTTCTTGCGGATGCGGCTGTCCTTCTCGGTAACGAGCTTTACGGCGTTCTCCGTCAGGCGCACCAGCAGCCCCGCCGTGCAGATGGGCACGTTTTCGGCTACGTTGGCGGCGGCCACGCCGTCATACTTGTCCTCCTCGCCCTCCTTGGGCATCACCGCCGCGCATATCACGCCGCAGGCGTTCCGCATGAATACGCGCTCTTCTCCCGTTTCCATGTCCAGAACGGTCACTCGAAATGCCATTTCATTTCTCCTTTCGTTTTTCACTTAAAGTCGTAATATTGCCGCCGGGGGTACCCCGTTGAGCACATTGTTTTTCCAGAAGTGCTCCAGTTTCGGAATGATGTAGTCGATGTCCGTCTGGCACTCTGTTTTCTCAAATTTGTAGAACCTTATCTCTCCGTCCCCCTCCGCGTTCACCAGCAGCGCCCACACCACGGCGTAGTCGTATTCGCCGGTAAACATCTGTTCACATATCTGCGCGTAGTAGAGATCGGGGATTTTTCCTCTCCACTTGTCCCAGTCGGCGCGGCTCAGGCACGTTGCCGTCTTACTCTCGTAGATGCCACGTCTGCCTGTCTCGCGCTCCACCAGTTCTCCATCCGGGGTACAGGTCAGGAAACTGTATCTCCCCGTCTGCCGCACGATCAGGTACGGCTCAAAGCTCAATTCATACTCCGGGTGCATCAACCGAAACATGGCTCTCAGTGGTTCTTCCGCCCGGTTTCCGAAGTCGATGCGCTCGTTCCCAGATATTTCTCTTGTCTCCACCGCGCCGATCTTTTCCCGCCACAGTTGCAGCGGTGTCTTGAAGTTGGACACACCCAGCACAATGCCGCAGTCGCTTGCGCCCAGCCCACCACGGCGCCCTTCCAGCCATTCAGCGCGGCTGCCGTATACCGTTCGTTCCGTCACGTTTTCTCACTTCCTCCGCAAATAAAAAGAGCGCCGCCAAGCTGTTCGGAATTTCCGAACCACTCGACGACGCTCCGCCCTTCCCGCCAACTGACTTAGGCGGGGTACACTATTTGGTTTTCAGCTCGTCCCGCTTTACCGCGACGACCTTTATCCGATCCTTGAGAGGGATGATCTCTATCCGCTGCCCCTTCGCCAGCGCCATATTGATGGCGAATACCTGCTCCGCCGTAAGATTTATTCCCGCCATATTCTCTCCATTTCCCTTACCTGAAAAGCCCCAGGGCTTTACAACTTGTCCACGCGCCCACCAGGGCGGCTCCCGCGAGAAGTAGCAGCCACAGCGAACCGCCGTTCTCCACCTCTCCGATGATGCCCCACGCCAGAAAGGCGCTCACGCCCAGCAGTACCTTCCACTTCCGGTCACGCTTACGTTCCTGCTTGGCCCTGCTCATCATTGTCCTCCTCCATGTACGGTTCTCCGCACACCGGGCAATACATATCCCGGCGTACCTCTATGCCGTTCTCCCCGTCCAGGTTCTCTTTCCTCTCCCGGATCACCGGCGCGTCAAACCTCACGCCGCATATTCTGCACCGCCAGCTCATAGCGTGATGGCCGACCGCAGATCGTCTATGGGGATGTGCAGTGCCCGGCAGGCTTTCTGAAGCTCCCGCACCGTGAAGTCCAGCGGGGCTTTCTTCCGCTGCCGCAGCGTCTTGGGTGTCATTCCCAACGCTGCGGCCAGCTCCTGCTTCTGCACGCCCTCTGTCTCCATCGCGCCGTACAGCAGCGCCACGATCTTCTGCTCCGTTGGGTTCACGCCCAAGGGCTTCACTCTCGGCATTTTCTCCCCTCCCTGTTGCTTAAAAACCTGTCCACAAAGTACGTCTGCCCTCTACCCGTTACCTTCACTGTTTTGCTGACAGTAACAGAACCGTCCGACCGGCTGATGGCAGTTTCCTTGATACTGAAAAGCCCCATTTCCATCGACCGCTGCGTAGGCATATTGTAGTCCGTCCCGCTGCGGCGGATCAGGTAGCCGTTGTCCCGAAGCCATGCAAACAGCCGGTTCTGTCCGATGTTTACGCCGTTCTGCCGCAGCAGCTTTGCCAACTCACCCACAAGGATGGACGTGTGGGACGCGCTCACAGCATCCGCAAACAGCACCTTCGGTCTATCTGCTTCGGCCTGACGCTCCAACAGTCTGCGTCTCTGCTGTTCCTCCTTGAGTGTGGTAGCCAGTTGGATAATGTAGTCCGGGTCAGTCAGTGTCCGTTCGATGACCTCTGGGGTCATATACGCGCCGTTGCGCCGAATTGACGGCAAAACCTCATCCGTAACCCAGTCGGTAAATTTCTCCGCAGTCGGCAGTTTTGAGCCAAACACGAGTCTGTAAATGTCACTTTCAGGTATAAAAGCCATTTCAATAGTCTTGTCAGCAGACTGCGGGTGAGGTATACGGTGTTTTGCCGTATACCGGCAATGTGAAACAATAGCGTCATTCGGGCGGGCGTAGCCCAGGGCTTTCGCAACGTCGCTGGCGCAGAATAGGACCTTGCCGTCCCCTTCGATTGTGCGGACGCTGCCGAACTCAGGGTTTCTGAAAACCTGCATCTCGTTCATTTCGTGAGCCCTCCCCTGAGAAGCTCATCTATCGTGCAGCCGTACATATCCGAGATCTTCAGTAACGTATCTGCCGAAGGCTTATACAGGTCACATTCCCAGCTGGATACGGTAACGCGGCTCACTCCAAGTTTTGCCGCAGCCTCTTCTTGAGAAAGGCCCGCCTTAATACGCGCCAGTTTGAAACCATTTACTTTCAATTCTTCACTCTCCTAACCTCTTTTACTTCGCGCAACAAAGTTCTGCTTAGTGTGGCTTGACAATTTGCTAAGAGTGTGATTTAATACAGTTTGTCTGGAACCATATTTAACGCCATCTTCGCACCACAGTTTCCACTTCGTGCGCGCTTCGTTTTTCACTTCGCATACTTAGTATATCACTTCGTATTGCTAAGTCAAGGGGTTTGGAAGAGGTTGCGCCCGTTTCTATATTTTGCACAAAAAAAGGAGCCAATTTATGGATATTACGACAATGCTCTACCGCATCGACTGCCTTGTAAAAGCCAAGGGGTGGACGAAGGAGGAATTTTACGCGATGGTCCCTATTTCTTCCTCCGCCGTTGCCCAGTGGAAAAGCAAAGGCCGTGTGCCTAAAGATGCCAATATCTTGCGTATGGCCGAGATTTTGGAGGTCAACCCTGATTATTTGCTCTGTAAAGACCTCGAGGAAAACAAAAAGCCCGCCGATCTTTCGACCAACGAGCTTCATGCCGCACTTATGAATGTCCTTATAGGGCTTTCCCCCAGCGAAGTAGCAGACGTTATTTCTTATGCTGCAAAGCTAAGAGCATCTCATAAAGACTAATCATATCCTCTCTTGTCATTCCGTCCAACAGTTCCCTTGCTTCCTGTTCGTTCATTTCTCTGCCCCCTCGTATGTCGTTTTGTGGCGTTTGCTTGGTTCAATCGTACTCTATGCGTGCCCCGGTGTCTACGCTCATTTTGGGGAATCACTCCCCAATTTGGGTAATTGGCGCTCTTAGGCCGATCCATATTGGGGAAACTGTCACCAAAATATGGATTTTTATGGGTGAAATAGTATCCGCAGCGGATGAAATAGTATCCGTTACCGATAGAAAGGGGAAAATCATGTCAGAAATTCAGGAAATCGCGCAGCATATTCAGGACTTCCCTGCCCTTGTCCGTAAATCCAGAATGGACAAGGGCATCACCAACGAGGAACTGGCCGAACTGTCCGGCATCAGCTATTCCGCCGTCTGCAAAATGCAGTCCGGTGAGTGCGATCCAAAGCTGTACGATGCTGTAGCCGTGATGAAAGCCGTTGGCATCTCCGCCGATCAGACGTTTGAGATCCAGCCCCCTGCGTCCGCCCCCTCCGCCATGCGGGAACGCATCCACGAGCTGGAACTGGATAACGCCGTCAGCTCCGGCGACGTGGTACGCCTGAAGCAGGTCAACTGCCTTTGTACCCAGCGCTTGGATGCCGTTATCCGCCAGCGCGATCATTACAAACGCTGGTCTGTGTTTTCCTCAATTTTTGCCGCGATCCTCTCCCTGTTCTTAATTGTTTACCTTTTTTTCGACTTCCGCAACCCCAATGCTGGCTTTGTCCTCCAGGACGGGCCTACAGCGTTTGCGTGGCTTGTTATACTTCTTACGCCTGTTTCTATCGTCGTGTGCAGCCTTGTCGGATACCGTGCGCTGCGCGATGCTGAAAAAAATATAATCGAGCAAAAATAGAACATAGGTTCTACTGTGTTCTACATTATATATCACAAGTTTCCTGGTTTCAATGCACACATATCACAAGTTTCTTGAGATTTTTTGTTAAAAAAAGAAAAAGCCGCCCAATCGGACGGCTTTTCCATATAAGCTCTATTCCCGCCAACACCATCACGAGTCTTAAAGAAAGGAGCCTACAACAGTAGGGTAACACGAAAATATCAAAATGTCAACGAAATGCAAGTCCTGTAAGCGCGAAGTCCCCGACAACGCCACGTTCTGCCCTTGGTGCGGCCAGAAGCAGGTGCGGGAGCGCAAAAAGGACGGCGTTATCAAGGTGCCGGAGCCGAAGCAGCTTCCATCTGGCAGCTGGCGCATATATCTCCGTGCCGAGCAGCAGTCTGTCACCGAACCTACCAAGGATCGCTGCATCGCAAAGGCAAAAGCCATCCGCGCCGGCTTTGTGGAGCAGCAGAAAAAAGCAAAAGACCAGCCGCTTCTGCTTTCTGGAGCCATTGAAAATTATATCACGCGCCGTACCCTTCTCTCTCCCAACACTATCCGCGGCTACCGCATCTATCAGAAAAACCGCTTCAAGTCTTGCCAAGGGGTCAACATACGCGAGCCAGTGGATTGGCAGTCGTATATAAACGAGGAGGCCGCGCTCTGCGCTCCAAAAACGCTGAAAAATGCCTGGGGGTTTATTAAATCCGTCTTAGAGGAAAACGGCATCGCCGCTCCAAAAGTAACGCTTCCAAATCTCCCTGTTTCCGAGCATAAGTGGCTCACGCCGGAGCAGATCATCGTATTCTGCAAAGCCATCGAGGGCAAGTCCTTCGAGAAGGAAGCACTTTTCGCCCTCCACAGTCTGCGCCGCGGAGAGCTGCTGGCCCTCAAATGGGACGACATAGATTTTAAGTCCGACTCCTTCCGTGTTCATGCCGTCATCGCGCAGAACGAAAAGAACGAGTATGTGGAGAAGATAACACCCAAAACCAAAAAGTCCAATCGTGTCGTCCCTTTTATGATCCCCCGCCTCCGCCAGCTCCTCAAGGATGAAAATGGTCCCAAGGGAAAGCGTGTGTCGTACCAGCCGCCAAATGGGCTCTGGCGCAAGATCAACGATGTTTGCGAAGCAAACGGGCTTCCCAAGGTGGGGGTACATGGTCTGCGCCATAGTTTCGCATCTCTGGCCTACAGCCTCGGCTTCAAGGAGGAGGAATGTATGCGTATCGGTGGCTGGTCAGATTACAAGGTCATGCACGAAATATATACTCACCTCGCCGCCCGCGACTTAAATGCCCGCGTCAGGGAGATGGAGAATTTCTACAAAGAAAATCTGTGA